TGACAGAGCACCATTTATAGACCAATCACAGTCGATGAACATATATATGTCTGAACCAACATTATCAAAGATTTCATCATCTCACTTCCATTCTTGGGGAAAAGGATTGAAAACCCTTTGTTATTATGTTAGAACAAAGGCGATATCAACCGGAGCAAAACACCTAGCGGTCGATATTTCAAAGGTTCAACAATCAATGATGAAAGTTGATAAATCAAAATTGAACTTAACTGAATCGGTTGTGAAACCAACTGATTCTGAATTTGAATGTTTTGGATGTGGTTCATAACTAAACTATTATTAATAATAATAATCCCGACTATGTTGGGATTTTTTATTTATAGGTATTTATAAGAAATAATCATGACACTATAATTATAGATATGGCAGATGGAACAACATATGGTATTAATTTCCCTTTTAGAGATTCTATAAAGGGTGACTACTTACAACTAACTGAATTTGAGTCACAAGAAATTAAAGCGGATTTAATACATTTACTTTTAACTCGAAAAGGTTCAAGATATTATTTACCAACATTTGGTACAAGACTTTATGAATTTTTATTTGAACCATTTGATGGTTTAACATTTGATGCAATTGAGTCGGATATTAGAGAAGCGGTTGGTACTTTCATGCCTGGTTTACTATTAAATCAAATAACAATAAGTCCTGCTGACCCTCAAGAAGAAATTGATTTATCTACGGGTACTGCGACAATAGGTTCTAGTGAATCGTCAATTTATCGATTCCCGGGTAAGGGGACTTCAGAATATACTGCAAAAATAAAAATAGATTACTCAACCAATAACACAACTTTTGGACCGAGTGATTTTGTTATAATTAATATTTAATATCGTATGGCAAATCGTAATATATCTTATACTACAAGAGATTATCAAGGAATAAGAACTGAATTATTAAACTATGTAAGAACTTACTACCCTGAATTAATACAGGACTTTAATGATGCTTCGGTGTTCTCAGTGTTTTTAGATTTAAATGCCGCAGTTGCGGATAACTTACATTATCATATTGATAGGAGTATTCAGGAAACAGTTTTACAATATGCTCAACAAAGGTCGTCAATTTATAATATCGCAAGAACTTATGGATTAAAATTACCTGGACAAAGACCATCTGTTTCTTTGGTAGATTTTTCAATTACTGTGCCTGCATTTGGGGATAAAGAAGATGAAAGATATTTAGGGGTCTTAACAAGAGGGTCTCAAGTTGTTGGTGCCGGAATTGTATTTGAAAATATATATGATGTCGATTTTACTTCACCATACAATGCACAAGGATTCCCGAATCGTTTAAAGATACCTAATTTTAATGCTAATAATGTTTTAATTAACTATACAATTACCAAGAGGGAATTAGTTGTTAATGGTATTACTAAAGTGTTTAAAAGGGTTATCACACCAAATGATGTTAAACCATTTTTTGAATTATTTTTACCTGAAAAAAATGTGTTAGGTATTACTAATGTATTATTAAAAAGTGGTACTGAATATACAAATGTCCCATCAACTGCGGAATTTTTAGGGGTATCAAATAAATGGTATGAGGTTGATGCTTTAGCAGAAGATAGGGTATTTGTAGAAGACCCAACAAAAGTATCAGACCAACCAGGAATTAAAGTTGGGAAGTACATTCAAACTTCAGACCGTTTTATTACTGAATTTACTCCGGAAGGATTTAAAAAAATAACATTTGGTGGTGGTACAAATACTGCTCAAGATGCTTTAGACCAATTTACAACTGTCGGGGCGACAATTGATTTACAAAAATATTCTAATAATTTTTCATTAGGTTCTGCGTTAACACCAAACTCAACTTTGTTTATTCAATATAGAGTAGGTGGTGGTTTAGCAACAAACTTAGGTACAAATGTTATTAATCGAATTGGTACTATAAATTTCTTTGTAAATGGACCATCTGAATTGACTAACTCATCTGTTGTGAATTCATTAAGATGTACCAATGTTACCGCGGCTATTGGTGGTGCCGGTATTCCTTCATTAGAGGAAATTAGAAACTATGTGTCATTTAATTTCTCGGCACAAAAAAGAGCTGTTACCGTACAAGATTATGAATCAATCATAAGGAATATGCCTTCCGAATTCGGGGCCCCTGCAAAGGTTTCTATTACCGAGAATAACAATAAAATTCGAATTCAATTACTATCTTATGATACTTCAGGGAAACTAACAAGTATTGTATCAGATACTTTAAGACAAAATGTTGCGAACTACTTATCAAATTATCGAATGATAAATGATTATATTTCAATTTTGACAGCTGAGGTTATTGATTTAAGTATTGATGTTCAAATTGTTTTAGATTCCGCTCAAAACTCGGGTCAAGTTATTTCGGATGTTGTTGACAGAATTTCTACATACTTTAATCCTCAAACACGAGAATTGGGGCAAAATGTTTATTTATCTGAATTGAAAAGTATTGTTCAAAACCAAAATGGTGTATTAACAGTTGCGGGATTAAATGTTTATAACAATGTTGGGGGTCAGTATTCTTCTGCGGAAACATCCATGGAATATGTAGATGCAGAAACAAAAGAAATCTCAACAGTTGACGATACTATCTTTGCTCAACCATCTCAAGTATATCAAATTAGGTATCCTAACAAAGATATTAGAGTGTCCGTTAAAAATTTCCAATCAGTTACATTCTCTTAACAGGTTTATTTCTCACTCAACTAGTTTATAATTAAATATGGTGTGTGTTTATTTGAAAAATCATACATAAACTATTTATAAATTAAAAGAATTGAATGGGTCAGTCATATAGAATTAGAACCGAATTAGGTGTTAACAAAACAATCAATGTTCAGTTAGACCAAGATTTTGAGTTCTTGGAAATATTATCTCTAAAAATACAACAAGCGGACATCTACAGTAGAAGTTGTTCTGAATATGGTGTTGTTATTGGTAGGGTTACGGCAAATAATGGATTTGGTATCCCAAATGCCCGAGTATCTGTATTTATCCCGCTTGAATCGGTTGACGAATCTAACCCTATTATTACAAGTATTTACCCATATAAATCTCCAACGGATAAAAATGAAGACGGATATAGGTATAATCTTTTACCTTATGAAAAATCATATAGTGCTCACGCAGCAACGGGTACATTACCAAGAAGAGAAGATGTTTTAACGGGAAGTACTGCTGTTGAAATATATGACAAATATTACAAATATACTACCAAAACAAATGAAAGTGGTGACTACATGATAATGGGAGTTCCAACAGGGTCTCAAACTTTAGTCATGGATGTTGATTTATCTGATATTGGAGAGTTTTCTTTAACACCTCAAGATTTAATTAGAATGGGGTTAGCAACCGAAGGACAAGTTGCGGGGAATAGATTTAAAACTTCTACTGATTTATCTTCACTACCTCAAATAATTACTTTAACTAAAACTTTAGATGTTGCTCCATTATGGGGAGACCCTGATATATGCCAAATTGCCGTTAATCGAGTTGATTATGATTTAAGGGATGAGGCAAACATAGATATACAACCCACATCAGTTTTTATGGGGTCAATATATTCGACAGCCGACTCACAAAGACTTAGACGAAATGCAAAACCAAAAGATGACATGGGAAATCTATGTGGGTTGGCGGCTGGTCCCGGTTCTATTTTGACAATACGACAAACAATTAATTATGACGCTGATGGAAATCCAATACTTGAACAATTCCAATTAGAAAAATCCGGAAATATAATCGATGGGAATGGGGTTTGGTTAACCGAACTACCAATGAATTTGGATTATTTTATTACTAATGAGTTTGGGGAGAAAGTAATATCAAATGACCCTAGTGTTGGTATACCAACAAAAGCAAAATATCGATTTAAAATTAAGTGGTCTCAATCACCTAGTTTATCAGAACAAACAAGAAGAGCTTATTTTTTAGTTCCTAATGTTAAAGAATATGGATGGACTGGTCTTGGTGCTGACCCTAGTGACTCTGGAGCTAGTTCTACAAGTAAAGAAAGACAAAAAAGTTCATATTATTTTGGTCTTGATTGGTCGGGATATACCGAAGGTTTTAATGGTATTACTGTTGCAGCCCAAACACAAACTAATAACTTATTAAATCAAAAAATAAATTGTGAGGATACTTTTTATCAATTTGAATTTAATAAAGTTTATACTGTATCAGGATTAATCGACCAATTTAAAAATGGTGCTAAAGGTAGATTTATTGGGATTAAAGAAATTGATAGTGATGAGTGTTCTTCAACTATTAATAAATTTCCGGTCAATGAAGGGTTTAGAAATTTTGATTTATTCTTTTTTATATTTTCAATAATATTACAGGTAATTCAATTAATTGGATTACCCTTATTAATTATTTACCACTTTTTAGCGTATCTATGGAATAATTTTGCAGTTCTAATTTTGGCTTATTTAGTATACGAGTTGGCAAAAGCCGCGGCAGCTGAGATTTCATTAGTTGCCGGTGCAATTGCAGGTTCTGCAGCTTTTGGAGCTACGGCGGGAATGATTATTGGACATTCATTGTTAGCCGCTTTATATGCCGCGGGTATTATATTAATTGGTATTAAGTTTAAAGAAATTGTCGCCTATAAATTTGGTAGGATTAAATTACCAATGATAACTTATCCCGATTGTCAATCTTGTGAATGTGATGCTGAGTCAACAAAACCAAATCCTGATGATGCAGATGAAGGAGCTCCTCAATCAGGATTACTAAGTCAACTTTCCAACGGAGCTCAGTATACTGAGAATTTACAAATTTATAATCAGTCAACATATCCAAATCGTACTTATCCTCCTGTCGCCCCTGATGATGACAGTTATGAAGCATATGTAGCTATGGAGGGGATAATGCAAGGTCAGGCGCTTGGTGGTAATTTATCAAAACCAGCAAATCCGACTATATTTAAAATTAATACTTCTAAACTTTTATCATTTCCTAATCAGGCCAAAATACTTGCTGATTCATTCACTCTTCCTCCGGGTGAAAGGATTAATATCTATAATACTAGAAAAAAATATTTTGATAATGTTAATAAAATTAAAGTAACTTTTTCGTTACCGACAAACGGAACTACAAGTCATTACGATAATACCCTAACAGTGTTAAGTGTTATAGATGTAGAACCAGGTACATTATTATCATTTGTTAACCCGATAAAAACTAAAGATAAAAATTTTTTATATTCTGCAACTACTGCATCGGGAGGTTATAAAGTTAACGGTATTAATGGTAATATTAAAACAACTGCATTTAATGCGAATGTTAATTATGCCACCAGCCAAACTTCTTCCGCCACTGTTACTTATAACATTCCGGCATATCCGTCTGAATGCTTACAAAGTATCGTTATTGATATTTTTGAACCGGGAACTGTTACTTATCGAACTTGTCCGGGTTCAAAAATAACAGCATTGTTTACCGGACAAACTCCAACTTCAACTAATATTGATGGAATTATTAGTCCTGAATTTCCGTTGTTAAACATAACTCTTACAAATGTTGATTGTATTGATTTAACAAATACAGGTGGAACTGCGGAGTATTCTGCAGTAACTTATGGTATAGGTTGTCAAAATTATATTTATCCATCGGATATTGAATATTATCAGGTGTTGACCGCTATTACTATCACTAAGACAATTGTTAATGGACAACCACAATATTCATTTCCGGGTGATAATCAAACCGGCCCAAGTTTTTGGAAAACATTAAATGCTACAAATAGATTTGTGAATTTTCAATATTTTTCGGGTGAAGGAAATAGAGAAACTGGTTATGGTCCGCTAAGTTATCCGAATTACAAATTATTAGTGAATCCTAACGCCGGTTTTTCATGTGGGGCATTAGGTCGTCCTAACGCATATTACACATTACCAACATCAACTTTTTCTGAATTTGAAAATCAAAAAGTTTTAATATTACAAAGAGGTGTTGACCCATATTCTCCATTGATGATGAATAAATATGGTATTGGAAAAATATTAGGGTATTCAAATGAAGATGACGTAACTTTTACTGCGATGACTAGAATGAATATTCCAATACAGGAGCTTCCAACTTCTAATGTTATTTCGGTTCAAAATCATAGTAGTCAAAATAACATATCATATTCATCTTATTTTTATACTCCGGGAATTGTTGGACAAACAAGTCCGGGTCTCAATTATTCTGCGTACACAACACCAAATTTTGGTTATTATGGAGCATTAGACTCAACATCTCCTTTATTATCAAGAGTTTTGACTGCATCTCCTCCATTAATTTCAAGTAATTATGTTCAAAACATATCTGTTGGTGGATTAACAGGAGTTAGGGCGAAAGCTACAAATCGATTTTATTCTGCCACTCCAGCGGATAATCTTTATGACGCTTCCGAAGATTTATCAGGTGCTGCAGTTATGTTTAAAGGGCTTTTTCAGTGTAATAGAATTTGTCTTAATTTTGCCAACGATTGGGATGGGGAATATTGTGATTATGCAATATATGGTTTTAATTATCTATACACACCGGCTTACTTTAGTCCTATTTTATACCCAAGATATGTCGGAGCTAATGAGGTAAATATGCCTAACTCATCTCAAATTATTATGAGAACCGATAGATTACCATCTTCAGATTATATTGATGATAAAGAAATTTTAACAGGTAGTGTTAGTTTATTACAGCAAAATGCCGGATTCGCGGTTTACCCTATTGGAGAGGGCGGATACTCATTTAACAATCCATCAATTGCATTAGGTGCTGATTCAGTTACTGCTGATATCGAAGGACAACTAGCGGCGACTAATGTACTAAACACTTTGGGGAGTTGTGAAGATATGGTTGGTTTAAATTGTTATCAAGGTAATGGTGTAAATTTTGGAGTTAAACCTGGATGTCAAGCGGGTGATGTTGTTGAAAACGGATGTTACATAATGGTTAATAGACCTCTATTGGATTTAGGAAAAGATTTAGGGACATTTGCAGAATGGGGGTTTAGATTTAGATTTTTTTATGGGTTATGTAGAGGAGTATTATCCCAGTCATTTACAAATAATTGGGTTAATGGTAGTTTATATGCGTTTCCTATACAAGTTGATACCTATTTTAATAAGTTAAATCAACCAGAATATCCAAGATTTGCTGACCAGGTGGTGTATTACGAGAAGGATACTAATAATTTTTATTATAGAAGTTCTCCTTATAGGATAACTGGTGGTAGCTCATCTGTTTCGGGGGCTTTTATCGGTAGACCTGTGTCAGGATTAAGAAACTCGGTTAATAGAAGAAATTTATTATTCCCAACAACAATTATTAATTTAGGAATTAAAGATGATTTTTACCAAGAAATAATTTTTGACCCATCTTTTAAAGGTTATATAATGAAAAGTTTGGTACCTACAAGTTATTCGGATACCTCTGATTTAGTGAATTTATTTGTTATTTCGAGAATTACTGATGAGGGATTTTTGAGACAAATTATTTCCTTTGGGGATAATGCTTTACAACAATTATTTAGTAGAGATGGTAGTTCAAGAAGAATTGACGCGGATTTGGCACAATCAATGTCTATTAATTCTGAATATGGTGTAATACCATTTTCTCCTGAATTTTATAGTGTGACAGGTGCGCCTGACGACCCGGTTCAAATAATTGGAGCTTTGACAAAACCAACAATGGCGGTATTTTTCTCGTCAACAACACAAGATTTACAAAACAAAGATTATTTAACCCCTGGTGTAATTAATTTTAGACCATCAAATAATGCGAATGCAATTACATATCCTTATGGTATTAAATCACAAGAAGTACCGTTTTATCAGTGGGAGATAAAGGATACTCCTACCGCAGGAGTGTTTGGTGAACAAGGAAATAATTGGGCGACAAATTATACGGATATTTTTTCGAGAAAATATCAATCGCTTGATAGGCGTTCAATTATCACTCCAAGTTACATGATTCCGGCTATTTATCCAATTAGTGACCAATTTGCTCGTGGATATTTATTTAATGGGACCGCAACAAATGTTGTTGACTTTAGTTATGTTGCGAATGCACTTAATTGGGATGCTAT